TAACTCCTCCTACCGCAGGCGCTAACTATACGTGTCAATTAACATACCCTTCTTGTAATGCGGGGTGGGCTACTTGTAATGGGGCACCAGGTGCAATCCCTGATACGGTATTTGTACAACCAGGTCCACCAAATTTACCAACACCAACCGTTGTAACTGTAGATCCCACTTGTTATAATGATTGTGATGGCTCTGTTGTGGTAACACCTAATGGTGGAAATGGAACAATTAACATATCTTGGGGTGCTTTAGGTAATTCATTTAATGTTTCTAACCTATGTGCAGGTATATACCCTTATAATATGGTAGATGCGGCAGGATGTACGTATAGTTCTACTATAACAATTAATAATCCACCACAAATTACCATCAATTCTATTACAGGTTCCGACACAGTTTGTTTTAATTCACAATTTAACCCTTACAATGTGTCAAGTACCTTTACAAACCTAACATACAATTGGACAACAACCAATGGTTCCATTAATCAAGGACAAGGAACTGACAATATTAACTTAAATGTTAATGGTGTTACTGGTGGTTTGTACTCAAATATGTTAGAAGTAATAGGTGTTGATGTAAATGGATGTGAAAGTTTACCTGAAACCTTTGAAATTCTTGTCTATAACTTACAACCGACAATAGATACCATATTTCCTATGTGTGAATATGGTAGTTGTGTAACATTAATTGGTAATCCTGTGGGTGGTGTGTTCTTTGGTCCTAATGTTATTGGTAATCAGTTCTGTCCTGACTCTACTGTAACGGGAAATAACCCAATAAATTACTCTTATACACAATCAAATTGTACTTTTGATGTGAATACTACGGTAATTGTCTATCCACGTCCTGTTATTGACAACGTAATTAATAATTTAGGTGCGACAGAATACCAATATAGTGAAGTATGTGAAGGAGAAAATCTTACAAACACATATAATACTTTAGGAACAGGTGGATTGAACACTTGGTACGTGTTTGGGGACACAATTGAGTCGCAAAATGTCAATTTAACATGGGAACAAGAGGGGTTTTACACATTTAGTGTTATTACAACTGAAAATGGGTGTGTTTCTTATCCTGAAACCTACAATGTATCTATCCAATTCTGTCCACAAGAGTTAATTTTCATTCCAAATACGTTTACACCTGATGGTGATGAGGTAAATCAAGTGTGGCAACCAATATTTACACAAGGATACGACCCTTACGACTTTGAAATGACTGTTTTAAACCGTTGGGGAGAAATAGTATGGGTATCAAAGGATGCATCTACTGGTTGGGATGGTTCATACAACGGAAAACCTTGTCAAGAAGGTGTTTATACTTGGGTTGTTGAGTTTGGTGTGCTTGAAAACGATAAAAGAGTGGTTAAACACGGACATTTAACACTTGTAAGATAAAATATTTGACAAATACCTAAAAAACACGTAATATTAGGTATAAAATTATAAAATTATGTTATTAACTATTGTTTTAATCATTCTTACAGTGTTTTTGGCTACAATTGTAATAGGTGCAGTTGTTTGGTGGATAAAATTTGGAAGAAACTTCTTCAAAATGGCTAAAAATCTAACACAAATGAACCAAAACACCATGAAAACACCAAATTTGACTGATTTTTCAAAGAATTTAAACGATCAGATGAAAATGATTAATGAATTTATGAAAAAAAGAAAATAATTTGCATTTTTTGACTAAAAATCGTCATTTTCAGTATTAATTTCCTGAATTTTGACGATTTTTACGTTTTTTCCCTTATTTTTTACTGTAATCTCAAGTTCATTTGGGTAAAGTATGTTATTTTTAATCATTTCTTGTAAATCTACCTCTTTTTTTGGTATTTTTGCCGTAATTAGGAAGTATTTTTCCCCACAACCAGTACAAAATGAGTGATTTGACAATAATTCTACCTTATTTTCACTAAAATGTGAGCCAATTTCATCTAAATTGATGTCTTTTTTGTCATTTACAACCAAAATTCGGTATCCTGTTAGTGTTTCTGGAAGGTTTTTTACCCTTTCTAAATGGTATTTTAGTTCATTTTTAGCGTCTTTTTCACTATAATCCATTGATTTTAGGGCAGAAATAAGGACTTTTTTGTCTATTATTTCACTTAAAATGGGTAATATTTTCATATAAATAAATACACAAATTAACCCTTTTTCTTTGGGTATTTCACTTCTACCTCAAAAGGGCCTGAATTTGTCTTACTTGTGTCATATTTCCACACAACAGTGCAATCAGGGTAGGTAAAAACACGTTCATATTTCTTATGAACTACTTCTTTGGTTAGTTTCTTTGTTTTCATAGAATACAAATATAATAAAAAAACCCCACCTTGTGAGTGGGGCTAACTAAAAAAATCAATAAATTACTCTACAGGGGTTTCTTCTCCTTCAGAACTGTGTTTCTTATTGATGAACTTATCAACAGAACCAATTGCGAAAGAACCTAAAACCAATATAAGAAATGAATTAAAGATAAATTCATTAATTACCAATGGCATCCCCATAAATCCTGTAATAATATCTGCTGTAGCAAATAAACACATCATAACAAATGCGATAAATCCAACAACGGATTTTTCATTGATAGTGTTACTATCACAAAATAATTGTTTAAAAAAGTTTCTCATAATTAATTGTTTTTATAACAATAAATATTTACTTTTTTTGTAATGTTACTATTTTATCTACCTTGTCCTCTGTAAGCCTTTGGTTTTTGTTCTTTTGGACCGAACTTTCTTTTTAGTTTTCCAGTTCTTTTTTTCCCGAAACTTTGTTTTAGGGATGTTCCTGATGATTTAGATTTTGCCATTTTACTTTTGATTTATAAATTTATTTGTTAATAAATATTTTTATAAATAAAAAAAGGGACAGTAGCGAATTGTCCCTTTTGGTGTTGCCTTAACGACAACGGTCCTAAATAAAATTATTGCCCTTTTACAAGGTTGACACACTGTTTTAAGTATTCTTTTGCTCTTGGAGATGGTGTGTATTCATCATCTTTAGTTTGAAGGTTAAGAACTCTCTCAATGTCTTTAACAAGTTCTGTACCGTGCTCGTTTTCTTTGTATAATTCTGTTATTTTATCCATTGCTTTATGACATTCACCTGTAGTTTCATCGTAATAGTTTTTATTTCTGAAACGATTAAGATTATTCATCATATCATACGCTAAATGAGTTCCTCCGTCTTTAACATCCTTGAATAATCTGATATTATTAAGAATACCTAATGTATCTACCATAGAATTAACCCCCATTCTTCTTTTACTAACACCTGGTGAATATTTAACAAATTCATCAGCTTGTCCTACTATTTCATCCAATGGAATCATATTTTCAGGAATGCATCTTGGTTTTGGCGGTTGTTTCTTTTTACTTTCTTTATTTTCAGTTGGTGTTGCTACATTTTGTTCAGATATAACCTTTTTAATTAACCTAATCAAATCACCCTCTGTTAATCTTACTCTTTTCATATAATGATTTTATTATAAATATGTATTATTTAATTTAGTTACGATGTATTTATAGTAATAAATATCCAAATATATCACAATGTTAGAAAATATTATTAAGAAGGTGATAAAAGAAGAATTTAAACCTAAAATGGTTTTAACTGAAAATGTAAATGTGTCAGATGAATTAAAATTTCATCTTGACAACTCAATAAGTTTGTCTGAAAATATGTTCAGGATTTATTCCGACTCATTCTTTAATTTAATCAATGAAGTAAGAGAACTTTATTATGAAGGTTCAATTGAACTTGAGGATGAAGATGTATGGTTAGTAGAATCTGACTTAGGTTTGTCAGTTACATTAGATAACGGTAAAACTGTTTGGTTGGATGCCCCATTTGAAATTGAGGAAACACTTACAGAAATTAAACACCACGGTAAAAATGTTAAACTTAATAGTCCATTCAGAACTCCTGGTGGGCCGAAGAAATTCGCAGTATACGTTAAAACCCCTGGTGGTGGAGTAAAAAAAGTAACTTTTGGTGATCCA